CAGCTGCCTCCCGACGGGCGCTGCGCCGACTGCGGCGCGCCGGCCGGCTCCCACCAGTCCTTCTGCGTGCGGGTGACCGGCGTCGAGCCGGTGCGCGGCACCGAACCGGGCACCGATCCGCCCATGCACGCCTCCGAGACCGAGGCCGCCTTCCTGGCCCGGCGCACGGCCGAGCTCATGGCCGAGGGCCGGGAGCGCTACGTGGCCGAGTCGATCGCCCAGGGCGAGTGGCGCGTCGCCGACTCCCGTGATCCCGGCCTGCCGCACACGGCCTCGCCCGGGGCACGGCCGGCGGCCTACGCGCAGGAGCCGTGCCCGGGCTGCGGGACGATGAAACTTCCGACCGAGCAGTGCCGCGACTGCGGCTCCCGACCGATCATCTAGAAAGGACCCGGAGATGGAACACCAGACCGCGATCGCCCTGCGGGGCGCCCTGCAGGACATGGAGAAGGCCAACGCCGCGCTGCGCGAGGCCTCCGACGCCGCCGTGGTGGACGCCGCCGAGGAATACCAGCGCGCCCGCGAAGCCGCCGCACCGGCCTTCACCGCCGCCCAGCGTGAGTGGGACCTGGCCGTGGCCGCCAACCCCGCCGCCGCACCGGCCACGCCGCCCCCGCCCTCGCCGACGGCGCCCGCGGGTACCCCGGCCGCGGCGAACCGCGAGGTCGCCCCCGGTGTGCCGCTGGTCGCAACCCCCGGCGTGGTCGTCACCGCGCAGAACCTGGGCGCCTATGGGACCACGGCGACCTACATCCCGCGCGAAGGCGACGCCGAGGACACCCACGAGGTCACCGCCACCACCTTCGCCTTCGACGCCGGCACCGCGATCCAGGGCGAGAACGGCGTGGTGGGGACCGCGCAACCCGCGCGCGTGGTGGTGGGGACCGACGGCAGCCTGGGCGCCGTGACCCAGGACGTCTTCGCCAACACCTGGACCGCGAAGCCCGCAGAGGGCGCCTCCGGCCCGGTCGACGGCGGACCGGCACCGCAGGCCCCGGCGCCCGGCGAAGTGCCGCAGGACGTCGCGGAGACGCCCGTGGAGGGCGGCGAGTCCGCCTGATGGGCCTCCTTCTGCTCGACCTCGACGGGACGTTGGTCGCCGACGCCCTCGTCGAGGTCGACGGCAAACTGCAGCGTCCGCAGGACCAGCGCTTCCATGAGCCGGTGCTGTTGCCCGGCGTCTTCGACCGGCTGAGCGGTGCGGCGGCCGACGGCGAGCGCTTCTCGATCGTCACCAACCAGGGCGGCGTCGCCTGGGGCTACCACACCGCGGCCGAGGTCCGCCAGCGGATCGGCCGCACGCTCGAGCAGCTGGAGTTCTTCTGGGGCCGACCCTTCACCGTCCATGTCGCCTGGAAGCACCCACGTGCCACGGTGCCGCAGTTCCGCGGCGATGACGGGCGCAAGCCGGCGCCGGACATGCTTCGCGCCGCGCTGGTCGAGCACTACGAAGACCACACCCTCTACGCCGACCGCCCGGTCCGGATGATCGGTGATCGCCAGGAGGACCAGGAAGCGGCCGCGGCCCTCGGCTGCGACTTCAGCTTCGCCGGCGACTTCTTCGACCGGTAGTACATTCGCCGCCGTGACGGCAGAGCTGAGCCCGGAGGAAAAGGTCGCCTGGGCTCGGCGCGAACTGGAGGTCAACGACCTCTTCTACTGCGAGAACGCGCTCCGGATCGTCGACAAGGACGGCATCACCGTCCCCTTCCGCGCCAAACAGGCCCAGAAGCGCCTCTTTGCGTTGAAGGCGCGCCAGGAAGCCGAAGGGCGGCCGGTCCGGATCATCACCGTGAAGGCCCGCCAGGAGGGCATCTCGACGGCCACGCAGGGCCTCCTGGTGAAGCGGATCACCCAGCGCGAAAACCACCGCGCCCTGGTCGTCGCCCACGACAAGAAGACGGCCGCCCAGCTCTTCGAGATCGGCGAGGGCATGTACTCCTCGCTCCCCGATGAGGCGGTGGGCGGTCTGGCCCTGAAGCCGCCGGTCGCCGGCGGCCGCAAGGGCGCCGAACTGGTCCTGGGGCAGCCCAACCGGATGGCGCGCTTCTCCGGCGACCGCGGCCTGAACTCCAAATACGTGGTCGACACCGCCAACGAGTACGACACCGGCCGCGGCTGGACCTTCCAGTCCCTGCACTGCTCCGAGTACGCCTTCTGGCAGGACGCCGAGCGAAAGGGCAAAGCGATCCTGAACACGGTCCCCGACCGGCCCGGGACGCTGATCGTGATCGAGTCCACCGCCAACGGCTACAACGCCTTCCGTCGGCGCTGGGTCAACGCGGTCTCGGGTCACGGCGGCTACGCGGCCCTGTTCATCGCCTGGTTCGAGGACCCCGAATACGTCCTTGCCTTCGCCAACCCCGAAGAGCGTGAACGCTTCGTGCAGAGCGAACTGGGCGTCGGCGAGCACGGTGAGGCCGAGACGGAGCTGATGAGCCTGGGCGTCAGCCTCGAGCAGCTCCATTGGCGTCGCTGGGCGATCAACGACAAAGCCGAAGGCGACCTGCGCGCCTTCTGGCAGGAGTATCCGGCCAACTGGGAAGAGGCGTTCCTGGCCACCGGCCGCCAGGTGTTCAAGCCGCTCCTGGTCTCCAAGATCATCGCCCGCACCGAGGAGACCGAGCTCGACTCGGTGAAAGGGGCACTCATCGAGCAGGGCTTCTCCAAGGGTCGCTACATGGGCCGCGAGGTCGACATCCCGGCCGCCCCCAAATGGGTCGAGGACCCCGCCGTCCTGGGCGTCCACGGCCGCCAGCCCTGGCAGGTCTGGGAGTGGCCCGATCAGGGGCTCTGGGAGGACTCCTCGCTGGTCCGGCCGCCGGGCCAGTACATCGTCTCCGTGGACTCCGCCAGCGGCAAGGAGACGGCCTCCGAGGGCTCCGACTACTTCGCCGTGCAGGTGATCAACCACCGCACCAAGGCCCAGGTCGCCCAGTACCACGCCCGCGGCGTCGACGCCGACATCGTCGCCCGCGAAGCGTTCCTGGCCTGCCTCTTCTGGTCGGTCGAGTTCACGCTGCCCGACGGCCGCCGCCGCCACTGGAAGCCGTGGCTGGTGGTCGAGACCACGGGCGGCTACGGGGTCTCGATCGCGACCAAAACCCACCGCGTCTGGCGCTATCCGAAGCTCTTCTTCCGCAAGCCGATCGCCCAGAAGGGGGAGCGCGAGGAAGGTCGCCTGGGCTGGTCGACCGACGTCGCCACCAAGCCCCTGATCGTCGATCACGCCGCCGAGCTTGTCCGCGCCGGCCAGGACGGCATCCGCTCCAAGCTCCTGGCGGGGGAGATGCAGACCTACGTCAAGGATCCCAAGACGGGGAAGATGGGCGCCGAGGAAGACTATTTCGACGACCTGCTCGAGTGCTGGATGGTGGGGCAGTTCGTGGCCGCCGAAAAGCCGCTGCAGACCGTGCCGACGGGCCCCCGGCGTACGATCGGCGCGCCCGTGATGCAGGTACGCCCACAGAGCTTCGGAGGCCGCCGGTGAGCGGCCTGATCCTGCCCGACACGGTGGCACCGAAGGGCGAGCAGAAGCTGGTGTTGCCCGACACGGTGCGCACCCACGCCTGCGGCGTCTGCGGTGAAAACTTCATCTCGTTGGACCGCTACATGCGCCACGTCCCGGCCTGCGCGCGCAGGCACCGCGAGTCGCTGGTCGCCGAGACCGAAGAGCACCGCGCCGAGGTCGATGCCGATCCCTTCCGGCGGGTCTGGGATCCCGAGGCGCTCGAGTGGGTGGTCGCCCGGCGGCGCGAGCGGCTCGGCTACTAGCCTCCGTCCGCCGTCGCTGGTGCAATCCCGGCGACCACGAGCGAGAGGAAGCGATGGAGCAGAATGCCAGCCAGCCGATGACGACGCCGCCGCCCGCGGAGCGCGTCTGGACCGTCGTCACCGCGCGCCAGAACCCGATCACGGGCGCCGTGGAGGCCGACCCGGCCGCACTCGGGGTGGCGCTCGCCGAGCTCCAGGGCATCCTCCTGCGTCTCGGCGGCGTGGTCCAGTTCGCCACCCGGCGCCAGCAGCTCGACGACGGCCGCGTGGAGACGCTCGCCGTGGTGGTGCGGTGGCGCAGCTTCTCGCCCGTCGACCGCGCCCAGCAGGCGCCCCCGGTCGAGCAGGACGGCACGGAGGCCCAGGCGGCGGCCGATTCACGTGAAACGCCTCCCGACATCGGCGACGAGGCCTGGGTGGACGCCTCCGAGGAGCATGCGCCGATCACCCACGAGAGCGTGCTGCCGGCCGCGGAGGTCGCGCCGTAGTGCCCGAAGCCTTCACCATGAGCCCGCAGGACCAGGCTCTCCTCGAACGGGTCCTGAACCTGCTGGCGATCTGGGAGCCCTACCACGAACGCTGGCTGCGCCGCGCCAATCACTTCTACGGGCTCTACCGCAACTACCAGAGTTGGAAGAAGAAGGGCTCGGAGGCCCGCGCCGCCCGCGATCTGGACGCGCGCCACGACAACTGGGCCGACGGCCAGACCGAGTGGGGCCCCGAACTGTTCATCCCGCGGGCGTTCTCGACGGTCGAGACGATCATCCCGGCAATGCTGGCCCAGCCACCGGCGATGAACAACATCCGGGCCATGAACCAGGCCTCCGAATCCAACGTCGAGAACGTCCGCGCGATGGTCGAAGCCCAGCAGGAAGCGATGGAGGGCGGCCAGGGCTATGAGCTGGTGCTGCAGCGGATCGCCAAGGATGGCCTGATCTACGGGCTCGGCGTGCAGAAGACCTACTGGAAGCGCGAGTTCAAGAAGATCCGCCGCAACGTGCCCTCCACCGAACCGGCCGGCGGCATGGTCGGCGTCGACGTCCTCGACCAGGTCTATGACGATCCCGACTGCATCTCGATCGACCCTAAAGACTTCATCCCGGACCCCTTCGGCGAGTCGATCACCAACTGCGACGGCGCCTTCCACCGCGCCTGGCGCTCCAACCGCTACGTCGCCCGCAAGATCGAATCCGGCGAATGGCGAAACCTCACCGGCTCCGACCTCTCCGGCCTCGCCGACTCCTCGAAATACGACTCGATCGTCACCGAACGCGAACGCGCCATCCCGCAGCCCGCGCGGGAAGGCAAGTCCTCGGTCGGCAAGCAGCCGATCCACGAAGTGCTGGAGTTCCACGACGGCGAGAACGTGGTCACGGTCCTCGACCGCAAGGTGGTCGTCGCCTCGGGCCCGAACCCCAACTGGCACGGCGAACTGCCCTTCCAGACCTACCGGCCGACCGAAATCCCGCACGAGATCCGCGGCATGGGTGAGATCGAGCCGATCGAAAAGCTGGTCGAGGAGATGAACAGCCTGCGCACCGAGCGCCGCTACAACGCCGCGCTGGTGCTGCAGAAGGTCTTCGCCTACCACGAAGGGATGGTCGAGGAGGGCGACATCGCCTTCGGGCCCGGCTACCTGATCGGCGTCAACGGCGACCCGCGCGAGCTGCTCTACCCGATCCAGGTGGGCGACATCCCCAACTCCGGCTACGAGGAGGAGGACCGCGTCTCCAACGACATCGACGGCACCTCGGGGATCTCCGACACGATCATGGGCACCGGCGCCGGTGGCGAAACGGCGACCGGCGTGCAGCTGGTCCAGAACGCCGCCAGCCGCCGGATCGAAAACAAAACGCTGCGCCTGGAGCTCGAGGTGATCAACCCGGGCGCCGCCCAGATCATCTCCCTCGACCAGCAGCGGATCCTCACCGATCGCGAAGTGGCGATCCCGACCAAACCCACGCCGCTGGAGCCCGACCGGCGCTTCACCTGGGTCCAGCTCGGCCCGATGGAGCTGCTGGGCGAATTCGAGATCCGCGCCGGGCGCCGCTCGACGATGCCCCAGAACATTCCCCAGGAACGCGCCGACGCGCAGATGGCGGGCACGCTCTTCGCGGCCAACCAGTCGGTCGATCAGCGCAAGCTGGCGGAGTTCACGCTGGGCAAACTGGGGATCGAACACCCCGAGACCTTCCTCACCGAGCCCCAGGCGACCGTCCCGGCCGCGACGCTCGACGTGCTGGCGCAGCGCGGCGTGGATCCGCAGCTCCTCTCCCAGGCGCTCGCGGAGGCCGGCGGCCCGGATCTCGCCGGCGGCAACGAAGCCTCCATGCGACCCGGCGCGCCGGTGGCGCCCGAAGGACCGCCGGAACCGCAGGCCGAATCGCCTCCCGGTCCCGAATCCGGGGGCGAAGACGGCGAGCCCGAACCCGAACCCGTCGGCCAGCCGGGAGGTGCCGGATGAGCGAGTGGACCGAAGTCACCCTCGACACCGCGATCGCCTTCGGTCCCGACGTCGACTCGCTGCAGCTCTACGCCGGGGTGATCGACGACGCCGGCACGCCGCGGCCGCTGGGCTCGCCGCTGGCCGAGGAGTCGATCGAAGCCGGCGCGGTGACCTTCACCGAACTGGACCCGGGCACCCGCTACGCCGCCGGCGCGCGGATCGACGACGCGTGGATCTTCCTGCTCTTCTCCACGCCGCTGGAACCGCCCTACATCCAGCAGCTGGGCGAAGCCAAAGCGGCGGCGGTGGAAGCCGGTAACCACGCCGCCGAAGCCACCGCCGCAGCCGAAGAATCGAAAGGCTCCGCGGCCGCCGCGGCGACGACGCTCGCCGAAACCCTGCAGGCGATCGAAGAAGGCAAAGTGAAGGGCGAACAAGGAGACGTGGGACCACAAGGCGAACAGGGCATCCAGGGAGAAGACGGCGGCGTCCGCTACTTCGGCGATCTGTCCGTCGCGGAAGGGGAACCGGCGACCGGCTACTTCCGCCTCAACAACGCAGCTCCCAACGCCGCCACGAAGCTTTTCATCAGCGAGACGGACGCATCCTCCAAAGGCAGCTCTCAGGCGGCATGGCTGCAGTCCTTCGACGACTCCACATCGCCCGTCAAGGGCTTCCTCGTGATCACCCGGAGCGGGGGAGGTGCGACCGTATTCAAGGTCACGGGTGCCGTCGTCGATCACGGCGGCTGGGACACGATCCCGATCAGCTACGTCAGCGGCTCCACGGACCCCCTCGAAGAAACGACCTATCACCTTGTCTTCTCTCGCACGGGTGACGAGGGCGAACCGGGCGCAGCGGGCACGACCGTGATCAGCGGCACCATCGACTCGAACGGCAACGTCGTCAACGGGACCAAATTCACGGTCGCGAAGGGCGGTAACGGCGAATACAACATCACGCTGAAAGAAGAACTGGCCTCGGCCGGCGCCATCGTCGCCATGCCGACGAACGCCTTCACGACGATCCGGACCTCGACCGCCGCCGTAGGGACCAAAAAAGAATTCCAGGTGCTGACCTACAAAGGTGAAGTAAAAGAAAACAGCGGCTTCAACTTCTACGTGATCGCCACCTCCTGATGCGCCCCTCCCGCCGCACGCAGCCGCTCCGCCGGATCAAGGGAACCGCCCGGCAGCCCTCCTCGCCGCTGGCGGCCGCCAGGCGCGGCAGGAGCCTCTATGGACGCAATCCCCAGGATCTGCGTCGCCTTGCCGCCAAACGGGCCGCACGCGCCCGCAGACGGCCTCTCACGTAGCCGTCCGCCCAAAGGCGCTACCTTGGCGCCCAGATGAGCGTGCCGGCGAACGTCACGGGCCATTGGCGCCAGATGCTGAAACGCATCGACGACCTGGAGCTCTACCAGCTCGAGGAACAGATCGACGCCGTGATCAGTCTGCCGGGCTGGGAGCGGATCCTCGCGTTCATCTCCCAGGGCCGCGAGGGGGTGCTGAGGTCGCTGACCTCCGGGCCCACCCGAAGCCACGAGGACTACGCCCGTCAGGTCGGCTATCTCGGGGGTCTCGAGGAGGCCCCATCGGTCGTGAAGGCGATCAAGGAAGCCGCGGCGGAGCGCCGGAAGACCACCGAGGCCCGTCTGATCGCCGATCAGGCGGCGCGCGACGAAGGGATCCAGCAGTGAGCAAGCGCATCCACGTACCGACCGACCCCGCCGTACTACGCGAGGTCGCAGAGAACTTCACGGCGTCATACGGACTGCCGCTGATCGCCGGCGGCGAGACCCCGGCCGCGGCACCTCCTGCCGCACCTCCGGCCGCCGCGCCGACGGTCCCCGCCGCTCCTGCGCCGGTGGCCCCGGCCGCGCCTGCCGCGCCCGCACCCGCCGCGGAGCCGGGCAACGCCGGCGCGCCTGCGGCACCCGACTTCGGGCAGCAGCTCGACAACATCGTCAACAGGCTGGACGAACTGGCGCCGCCGGCGCCGGTCGACCCGCTTGCAGTGGAGCTCGGGCTCGTGGAGCCGCCGACCCAGACGCCTCCGGGTCAGCAGCCCCAGGTCCCCGGCCAGCAGCCGCAGCCGACCGCCGGTCAGCCGCAGCCGCCGCAGGCTCCCGGACAACCCGGCCCCGGCGTCACGCCGCCGGCCGGACTACAGGTGAATCCGAACGATCCCGCCCAGGTTGCGCAGCTCCGGGCGGTCGAAGGGTTCATCGAGGACCGCGCCCGTCAGGTCGCGGAGCGGATGCTGCAGGAGCAGGTCACGCCCTACCTCCAGCAGCAGGAGTCGTCGCGCCGCCGCAACGAAGCAGCCCAGGTGGTGGCCGACTACCCCAAGATGAAGGACCCCGCCTATGCCAACCAGGTGATCCAGCAGGCCCGTGCATGGGCCGGCGAAGTCGCCGGTAACGAGGCGCTGGCCAACGAGCCGGGCTTCCTCGAGGTCGTGCATCTGGCGATGGAGGGTCTCGCCGCGAACCAGGCGGCCGCACCCGCGGTCCCCGGTGAGCAGCCAGGAGGCGCAGAGGTTCCCATCGAGGGAGGTGGCGCCGCGGCACCGGGCGTCCCACAGTCAGACACCCAGAAAAAAGCCCAGGAAATCGTCGCCGCGAAACCCGGCGGGGGACTCAATTCCCTCTGGATCTAACGGACGGCGAGACGGGCAGCACACAGGAGATCACGATCCAAATGAAGCGCAAGAACCTCGGGCTCATCTCGATCTTCGTGGCGTTCCTCGCCGCGCTGGTCAACCGCGCCCGTCTCGCCCTGCGGCCGGTCACGCCGCTCAGCTACGTCGACGTCCGCTTCGCCGGCGGTGAAGAAGTGATCGGGCAACGCGGCAACGCGAACACGCCCGAACGCGGCCAGGTCATCGACATGCGCGAGCAGATCATGGAGCTCGAGCCCGACTCGACCCCCTTCCTGATCCTCTCCAAGAAAGCCGAGTCCGAAGCGGCCCTGAACTACAAGTTCTCCTGGTGGGAGGACAAGCTCGACGCCCGCTTCGATGCGGCCGGTGAAGCTGCCGAAGCCGCCACGACCAAAGTCAAAGTCGGAATCCCGACGATGTGGGGCGCGGACGACCTCGCCTACGTCACCCGGACCGGCGAGACGCTGCGGGTGATCAAGGTCGAAGGCGAAAAAATCGAAGTCGTCCGCGGCGTCGGTTCCACGGCGGCCAAAATCGAAGCCGAAGACGAGCTCCTGCAGATCGGCTCGGCGGCGATGCAGGGGACGCTCTCCAAGCCCGCGCGCTCGAAGAACCCGGTGGAGATCACCAACTACACCCAGATCTTCCGGCGCCCGATCGACGAGACGCGGACCCGGATGCAGACCTCCGACCGCACCAAGCCGCGCGACTGGAACCGGATGGTCAACCACGCCGGGATCGAGCATGCCAAGGACATCGAGTACGCCTCGATGGTCGGCCACCCCTCGAACGACCTGACCGGCTCCCAGCCGCGCTCGACCACGGGCGGCTTCAACCACTACGCGAACCAGAACATCACCGACGTCGGTGGTGAAGTGACGGAGAGCGAGTGGTGGAACGCGATGATCCCGGCCTTCCGGTACGGCAGCCCGACGAAGCTCGGTCTGCTCTCCCAGCAGGTCCACACGATCATCACCAAGTTCCCGCAGTCGAAGTCGGTGATCACGCAGCCCTCGGATCCCTCGATGACCTACGGGATCTCGATGGTGCAGATGATCACCCCGCTCGGCAAACGGCTGAACCTGGTCACGCACTGGCTCTTCGAGGGCAAACAGCTCTCCAAGCAGGCCTGGGTCGTGGACCTGGCCAACGTCGGCTACCGCTACCTGGCGGGCAACGGCGAATCGGCCGACACGCACATCAAACACAACATCCAGGCCCCGGATCAGGACGGCCAGAAGGACGAGTACCTCACCGAGTGTGGGTTCGTCTACGGCCAGCCTCTGACCCACTCGAAGATCGTCAACATCACGTCCTGAGCGGCCGTGCGCGGCGCCACCTCTCCCGGCGCCGCGCACACCCTCCTTCCAAGAAAGGCAAGGTGAGAAAGATGGAGAGCAGCACCACCACCTCGGCCGCGCAGGAGACCAGCTTCACGCCGGTCATCTTCCGGTCCGGGGCAAGCAACTACTCGGTCACCCGGGAAGTCTCCCGTCGTCGCCAGCTCGGCGAACGCGACGAATTCGAGATCACGCCCGGGCGCCGCTACGAGTTCGTCGACGGGGTCTACGTGGCCAAGACCGCCGACGACGCCGAATGGCTCCGCAACTACGAGTCCTTCGGCACCTACTACTGGGAGCCCGAGAGCGACAACGCCCCGCGCGCGGCCGACTCG